TCTTTGATTGTTTTCGTTGATACAAATGCACAATTATTTAGTGCTGCATACAATCCTTTTTCTTCTGTGATTGCTGTCCCCATAGCCCATAAACCACGACCAGGTGGTAAGAACTTCATATTGAAAATTCTATCATACATTTCTTGTGCGGATTTTTGTGCTTGCCAAGGATTCCAACCTAATTGATGAGATTCAATGTGATTCATTTGCATAGAGTAGGTTCCCTCTACAACCCTTTGTACGGTTTCCCACCATCTCTCATTTTTTCCGTCTTCTTTGATACGAGAGTAAGTTCTCATATAGACTAACTCACCCAATCCGTTAAAACCGAAAGGTGCTTTTTTTCTTTTATATTTATTTATAAAATTTTCTGATAATTTAAACATCTTATTTGTCCTTTATTTTAGTTCTTTTTTTCCGTCAGATATAACTATAATATATATTCGTTTAATACGAGATTATTTTAAATTCTTTGAAGTTTTTAAAAGATTTTCTTTGAAGTTTTATTCAAACCCCTCTGCGTCAAAATCTTTCTTTTTTTGTGCTAAGGTTTTTCTCATATACTCCTCTGCATTATCCATTTTCCCTTGAGTTTGTTTACCCTCTTGAGTGTTGGCTTCATATATTTGTATATAACCTGTGTTGGTATTTATGGTTGCTGGAAAGGTTAATCCATCTGGTCCAAATCTATTTTTGATTACGTGGAAACGACCTGTGTTTGCTATCTTGTCTTCCACTTTTCTTGACATACTCATAATAAAATCTGCTGTCATAACTTTTGAATAATCTTCTGAAACCTTTGATGCGTCAATCACATCTTCTTCCAATGATGAACGATTGGCTTGTGAAGCAGTCCATATAGGTATATCAAATTCCCCCGCCATACCTCTCAACTCCTCATAAACGTGTCCAATAGAATGTCTTTTTTCTTTGAAGTTGACCGTGGACTTCATAATATCTGCATAGTCAACCAATACCATATCTGGTTTTATACCTTGTAATTCACATTGTTGTAAGTGTGCAGTTATTGTTGCAACACTCGCACTTCTTGTTGGATAATATTTGATAATCAGATTACCCTTTAACTGACTAATTTTCTTTAATACTTCTTCTTTATAATATTGTAAGTTTCCAGTTGGTTGTCCTGATACAATCGTATCATATCTTAATCCAACATATTGTGCATTTAACTCTAATGTATAATGTATTACGGTTTTACCTTGTTTGATTGCGTCTGCTCCGATTGCTTGAAGTGTCCAAGATTTACCAATACCAGCTGGTGCAACTATAACTCCTAACTCACCACCTGCTAAACCACCATCCATTAAATCATTAACACTATCCCATTTAGTCGGTATAGTGTTTCTTGATTGTTGATTCATTCGTTCTTCAAAACCGGTTAAATACTCGTGTCCTATGTCTCTTTCTACACCTGCTTTCATTGCGTTGTCAATTACACCTTTGATTTCATCATATTTTTGTGTATCCAACAATTCAACTGATTGCATAATTGCACTCTTGATAACTTGATTCTTACAAAACTCTAATGTTTTTTCTTGAACAAATTCTAAGTCTGGTGATTCTCTATGATTCCAAGCATTTCTCAATGAATCAACAACTGCTGTCTTCATTACATCATTATCTAAATCATCAATCACCACTTTTAGAGCTTCCATTGTTGGTGGTGTTTTATATTTGTCAAAGTATTTTCTGATTTCTTTGACTAAGAATTTGTTCGCATCACTATCAAAATAACTTATTTCTAAAATGTCATATACGGTTTTGATAAACTTATTGTTTACCAACAATGATGTGATAATTTTTGATTGGAAAGATGTTCCGTATTGTATTAGTGATTCGTTCTTACTCATAACCAATATTAAATATCAATGTCTCCATACAAAGATGATACTTTTTTTTCATATAATTCATTTTTCTTTTTCTCACGATACCTTTCCCTTGCTTTCTGTTTAATCTCTTCTTTATTTCGTTGATAGTGTTCCATTTGCCACTTTCTTTGAGCTTCTCGTCTTTCTTTTTCTGTATGATATTTTCGTTTTCTACCCATTACTTGTGAGTTTTCTCTGCAATAAAGTTTAATCTGTTGAATGTCGTTGCTAACCAACTATTTAGATTAGGTAATGCTTGATATAATTTATCCTCTAAAAACATCTTCTGAAATCTATGTTTGATTACTCGTTGAATTGGTCTTTCTGTTATTTCTTTAATTTTTAATTTAGTGTTGCCAGATATAATACTATCATCTAAATCCATAAGTCTTCTATTCATATCTAACAAATCTTTTGATTGTAATACTTTTTCACACAATGGATTTTTTTGTGTTTCTGCACTTCTGTATATATCATCTAATTCATATTTATCTTTTGTTTTCATAAATGGAAATAACTTTACTAATGTTTTCATACCAATACCATTTACGCCTGGTATTCCGTCTGACTTATCTCCGTCAAACATTCTAAACAATAAAAAGTTTTTTGGGTGTATTCCATATTCTTCAAACACTTTTTCCTCATCATACATTTTCTTTTTAGTTGGTGAGTAAAGTCTTGTATTTTCATCAACCAATTGTAGAAAGTCTTTGTCTGTTGACATAATTGTAGATTTGTTATTTTTAAAGATATGTTTTGTGCAATACCCAATCACATCATCTGCTTCATTGTTTTCTATATTGATGAGTGTAATTGGTAAGCACTCCAAATATTCCACAACACGATTGAGTTGTCGTATCATCATCTTTTGTTCTTCTTCACGAGTCAAATAATTGTTTGCTCTATTCAAACGATACGACATCTTTCTTCCCATTTTGTATTGTGGAAATATTTTTCTACGGCGGTTAGACCCACCCTTACCGTCAAACACAACGATTGTTCGAGTAGGTCTAATCATATTGATTGCGAAAGCCAATGACCTTAAAAAACCAACTATTCCACCAACGTGAACTCCGTCCTCATTAGTAGTTGGTATCGCAGAAAACACTCTAATAAAAGTGTTCATTCCGTCTATCAATAAAACCGAGTCATTAGGTTTTCCACTATCTATTTCGCCGCCAGATTCTTTGATTTGATTAAGAATCGATAGGTGTCTTTTATTAATCACCTAACACCTCATCTGTGAATTCTACATCATCAATACCAAGTTTTTCTTTGTATTGTAATATAACCTTATCACAAATGAGTTGGTAAACATATTCTCTCAGTTCATCATTTTTGGTAATTAATTCTTCCCAATCTTTTGACTGAAACTTATGCTCATCTCCGTTTTGGTCCACTAATGTATACCAAGCTCCACCTACTTTTACAAGTTTGTGTTCTTTCATAACGGTTAACCAACCACCATAGTTGTCGATTCCTCTATCGAAATACATATCATAGTCTGCGTGTCTCAAAGGTGGACCTAATCTATTCTTGACAATCTGTGCTCTACACTTCATACCTAACACATTTTTACCTGTGTCTTTGATTTGACCCATATTTTTTAATCTGATACGAGTTGAGGCGTGAAATGGTAATGCTTTACCACCACTTGTTGTCCAAGGGTCTCCAAACATTACTCCGAGTTTTTGTCTTAATTGATTAGTAAATACCAATGCTATGTTGTGTCTTCCAATCATTTGAGTGATTTTTCTCATAGCTTTTGATATGATGATTGCCTTTGATGTGGCATATCCGTCTTTATCGAAGTCCGCATCCATTTCAACTTTCGTTGATGCGGCTGCTAATGAATCAACCAATATCGTTACACATCTATCTTTATCAGATTCTCTAACTTGTGTTACGATTTCTTCAATTGCTTCAAAGATTTCTTCTACGGTTTCTAAATGTAAATATAACATCTTATTTAAATCTAAACCAATGACTTCCATAAACTCTTGACTGACTGATGTTTCAGTATCTATATAAACTGCTACTCCGTCTTTCTTTTGAGTTTCTGCTAAGATGTGTGCACCAAGTAATGATTTACCACTTGATTCTAATCCATTGATTTCTGTAATTCTACCAACTGCAATACCTCCGTTTGGCTTATTTGAAATAGCCAAGTCTAATGTGGAACTACCTGTTGAGATAAATTCCTTGATATCTGTTGGTGTCGCATCACTTCCGTCTAAGAAGTATGCTACTTTGTTTGTGTCCTTGAACTTTTTATTCAAAGAGTCGGCTAATGTTTTAGCCAATACATCATTTACTGACATTGTAATACTCCATAGTTAAATGGGGACTGATAGTTCAATCCCCATATTGTTGTTATTTATGAATTGAACAATTCATCAAAAGCTTCTGAAGTATCTTTTACTTTAGAAGTTCCTAAATCAGAAGTTGAAACACTTTCTTGTTTTACTTCTTCTTCATCTTTTGCTTCTTCACTTGGGTTCAACCACTCGTTTAGAACGTTGGTTAAGTCCTCATATGACTGCTCTTGATAAATCTCAGTTATGTCTTTCTGTGATGTCTTGACGTTTTCAAGCACTGATGGTTCATCAGAAATTGGTGTTTGATTAGGTTTCACTCTAATATTTGTTTTAGGGAAACTTGCACCACTTTCCTCTGCTGAAATGAATTCAACCACTACATCTCTACCGTTAACTGGGTCTGTTATGTCGCCATAATCAGGGTCAGCGATAATAGAAAGAAGTTCTTGATAAACCGTTTTACCAAATCCCCAAAATTTCACACCTTGAGATTCTTCACCTCTAACGATAACTGGCGCAAAGGTTCTCATCTTTGCTTCAAGTTTCTTAGATAATTGATAATCTTCTTTATTACCACTACCTTTGAGTTTTTGTGCGAACTCTTCAATTGGGTCTGGACGACCAAAACTGATTGGTGATAAATAAGAACGATTGTTCAGATTGTAGTGAAAGAATAATTCAATGAAAGGATTATCTTTATTGAATTCATAAGGCACGATACGAATTTGGGTTTTACCTGGTTGCGGTTTCCAAAGACTTGATGTGCGATTGTTTGTGGTCTGTAATTGACCGAGACGTTTGCGAATTGCGTTTAAGTCCATTTTTCATTCTCCTATTTTTATTTTTCATTTGTCATTTGTTAATCAAGAATAACCTTGATACATTAATAAGTATAATATATATTTGTAAAAATGTAATTTTTTTTGCGTTTTGGTAAAAAAAAGCCCCATTGTTTTTAAAGTTTGTATAAAAGGTGGAAACTAAAAATCGTTGGGGCTTTAAAATCTTTGGAATTTAATTGGGGATGCGAGATTAATGATTACTCACAATTTCCGTCTTGGATTTTTCATACTCTATACTTTGTATCTATCAGTTACGATAGTTCATCTCAAGGTGGTTATTCCTCATTGATGTGAATACAACTTCTATACAAATGCTTTATCTCTCCAAGTTTAGATTGTTCAGCCATTAAGTAGGATTTCAGTTTTACCCTTACCTACAATAGAGTCATAAGAATCATCTTATCTTTTTTACGGAAATACATTAGACAATATCTGTCGATATAGATAGTTAAAATATTTTCCAACTATCAAGTCACCACAACTTTGTCTTAGATTGCGATATAGGCTTCAAATGTCTACCTATTATTCTGCCAATCCCATAGAAAGTTAATTACTCTTTCTACTTTTCCAAATTCCAAATTGTCAAAAAACTAATACTTAATGAACTAAGTATATTTATATATATAAAACAAAAATCCCAAAATGAGATTTTTTTTAATTTTTTTTTAACAAAGGTAGTAAACAT